TCTGGCGCTCTGGCGCTCTGGCGCTCTGGCGCTCTGGCGCTCTGGCGCTCTGGCGCTCTGGCGCTCTGGCGCTCTGGCGCTCTGGCGCTCTGGCGCTCATCGACCAGGCAGGCAGGCGCGCGCGACGCAAGGGGCGTGCCGATGTAGGTAATGGTACGACGGAATCTGTCACAATGCATTAGGTAATAGGAGTTTATTGATTGACGGAATCTGTCAGAATAGAGGTGGACAACGAGGTCCGGAATTATTGTTCCACGCGTGAAACAATCCGGTGGAATCGACTAAGGAATGTAGGGTCCTGCCCACCACCCCTAAAGACACAAACCAACCAATGCAAAGTAACTTAGGTTCACAAGCAGAGTTACTCCAACCAAAATACCTAGAACCAGGACCATCTTCACCCTGCACCCAGAATTCACTCCCAAGTGAATCGCCCATTTCCACAAAATCAGAAAACCGACCTAGGAAACTCAGTTGCCATACGGCATAAAATTCGCTTGACAATAACGCCGTGCCAAAGTACGCTCTTCCTCGTGGCACCTCCCAGGAAAAAGTCTTCCGAGTCCACCAAGTCTCCGGTGCCCGCCGCGAGTCCAGCGCCCATCGCGCCCTCGAAGAAAGCCCACATCGCCGAGGAACCGGAGCAGAGATACTCACGCCAGCGAAACGAAATCCCGCCGACTGAGGATCCCTACGACCGATACCTTCTGAACCTTGCGGTTATGCCCATCCGGGGAGAGGCCCTGCGCGGCACCGGCCTCACCCCGCAAGACGTCCGCGCCAGAGCCGAGGCAGACCCCGAGTTCTCCCTCAAGCTCTCCCAAGCGTGGGACATCGGCATCGACGTCGCCGAAGACGCAGCCTTCCAGCGTGGAGTCCTGGGTTGGGACATCCCCATCTTCACCAAGGACGGTGGGCTCGCAGGTTACGAGCGCAGATTCGACGGTGGTCTGCTCAAGGAAGTTCTGAAGGCGAACCGAGCGAAGTACCGTGGTGAGGACGCTGGCCGCGCCCGTGGAGTTTCCGACGAGGCTCGCCGCGAGGCAAGCCAGATCTTCTCCGAAGCCGGATCCCTCCCTTGAGATGCGACTTCTACTCGCCTGACCGGCTCCGCCGCCTCGGGAAATACCCTCACCTGATCGGACACCTGGTCGGCAAGAAGAAGCTCACCCCCATGCACTCGGACTGGATCAAGTCCGTCTGGGACCCCCAGGCGCACACGGCGATCCAGGCCCATCGCGGCGCATACAAGACGACCGCAGTCACCGAGATCGGCTCCATCCGGAACTTCCTCCTCCACCCCGACGACCGCGTCGCGCTGGTGCGGGAGACCTGGTCCGTCGCCAACGACTCGCTGAAGACCATCGGGCTCTACATGGAGCACGAGCTGATTCAGGAGCTGTTCCGTGCCTTCCACGGGTTCTACCCGGAGAAGATCGTGAACCGCGACGGTCGGCTCACGTTCAACTTCAAGGGCTCCATCACGAAGGAGGGAAGCCTCGACGCCTACGGTATCGACACCGTCCCCGTCGGCTCCCACTACGACACGATCCTCGTAGACGACGCCATCTCGATGAAGGACCGGTACTCTCGCGCCAAGCGGGAGAGCACTCGTGCGAACCTGCAGGAAATCCTGACGAACATCTTGGACCCAGGTCGCTTCGCTCGCGTGGTCGGGACCCCGTGGCACAAGGAGGACGCCTGGGAGATGCTGAAGGGGATGGGCATCAACCCCATGAAGTTCGACGTCTACTCGACCGGAATTCTCTCCCCCGAAGAGATCGAGTTGAAAAAAGCCACCATGACCAAGGCTATGTGGGCGGCCAACTACGAGCTCGAGCACGTCAACGCCGACGACATGGAGTTCCAGAACCCCGTGATGGGGCCCTGGCAGCAGAACAACTTCCGCAAGGTCGCCCAGCTGGACGCCGCCTACGGTGGGCGCGACACCACGGCCCTCACCATTGGGTCGAATCGGGAGGACGGGCGGCTTCAGCTGTTCGTCAAGAAGTGGGCCTGCTCGGCCGAGAAGGCCAAACCCGCCATCATGGTGGAGCTGGAGCGGCGCGGGTGCCACGAGCTCCACTTGGAGACGAATTCCGACAAGGGCATGCTGGCCCGTGTGTTCGAGACGTTCGAGGAGGAGAGTTGGCTCGTGTGCGAGTCCTACCACGAGAGCCAGAAGAAGCACGAGAAGATCCACGACTATCTGGGCCACCACTGGCACCAGATCGTCTGGGCGAACGACTCCGACCCGGAGGCGATGATGCAGATCGCGGACTACACCGAGGACGCCGAGCCCGACGACGTGCCGGACTCCGCAGCCTCTCTCCTGCGCGAGGTGTTCTTCCCCGAGGAGGAGAAGACCGCCCGTGTGATGTATTCTTGACCACCCACCCAAGGACCACGCCATGACACTCAGAATCAGCAAGACCGGCACCTTCCCCCAGTACTCCGAGATCTGCATCGGCACAACCGCCGAGATCGAAGCATACACCCCCAATGTGGAGGTCGCCACGGCGAGTGCCACAGACACCGGTGTCGGGTTCTCGTGGAACAGGGCCAAGGGATCCTGGACCACGGGCAACGCGGACGCGACCACTGGAAAGTCAGCCACGGCCCTGCCCATCGGGTACGACACCGGCACCGGCGGACAGATCACCCAGGGCACCGGCCGCACCACAGCGGTGACGCTGAATAAGCTCGCCGGACTCGTCACCTTGTTCCCCACCACCCTGGCGGCGAACGCGAGCCAGACGTTCGTGCTGAACAACACGAACATCGCCGCAGGCGACATGGTGCTCGTGCAGCACCAGGCTGGCGGAACCCAGGGCCTCTACAACTTCTCCGTCGTGGCCGGGGCAGGTACGGCGACGATCACCGTGCGGAACAACTCGGCAGGAGCATCCCCCTCCGAGGCCCCGGTCCTGCAATTCTTCGTGCTGAAGGCCGCCGTCGCCTGATGCCCAACGAACTCGAAATCATCCAGGCGGAGCAGGCCGCAGTGGCGAAGGCGATGCAACGTCGCCCTTCGTTGGGCGCGCGCGTCGACGAGGGGATTCTCCGCGAGGTGTACCTCCACAACGACAGCTTCCGGAACTTCGTGACGGGGTCCGGCGTGCGCGGCAAGGATCGCACGACCGCCAACCAGGTCAACCCACCGTACCTGCTCACCTTCCCCGAACTCTCCGCCTTCTACATCGGCGACGGGCTGGGGAAGCGGATCGTGAAGATGCTGGCCGACGACTCCACCCGCAACGGGTGGGACATCGACGGCGATCCGGACGGGAAGATCGTGAAGCAGATGGACCGGCTGAAGGTGCGCAAGCACTTCGGCGAGGCCATGCAGTGGACCCGGCTCTTCGGCGGGGCGCTCACCATCCTACTCTGGGACGACGGCAAGCCCCTCTCGGCGCCGTTCAAGTTCGACCCCGAGAAGCCCCAGAAGCTCCTGGGCCTGCGCACCCACTCGGCCGCCGAGATCTGGATCATGCCTACGGACCTGGACACCGACCCGGGGTCAGTGCGCTACGATCTCCCCACATACTTCACCGTCCGGCGCGTCTACGGCCCGCCCTACGAGGTCCACTGGACACGCGTGGTGGAGTGGCGTGGTGACCCAACGCCCGATCGGGTCTACCCGGGGATGGACATCTACCGCCGCTACTGGGGGTTTGGAGTCATCCAGGCTGCGTTCGACAGCTTGTCGAACATGGGGCTTTCCTGGAACGCGATCTCGAACCTGATGCAGGAGTCGGTGATCGGAAAGTACAAGATCAAGAACCTGAAGCAGCTTCTTCTCGCCAAGGACTACGGCGCGATCGAGCAGCGCATGGCGAACATCGAGCTTTCCAAGAACTACCTCCACGGCGTGATGCTGGCCGAGGACGAGGACTACACCCGCGACAAGCTCGAGTTCGCAGGCGTGGCCGACGTGGTGGATCGGATGATGATGCGGGTGAGCGCGGACGTGAACATCCCCGTCTCGCTCCTGTTTGGCCGCGGCGCTGCCGGGATGAATGCGACGGGCGAGGGAGATGCCCGCCAGTATTACGACAGCGTCGAGGCCCTACAGGGCCTCTACCTGCGCGCCCCGG